CCCTCTAAATTGTATGAAAACCTCTTGTAGATTTTCATTGAATGATTCTGTGGCTGGTAAAAACCCTTCAACCAAAAGAGAAGAGTCTGTGATAATTCGTGTAGTAGGGTTGATAATTTTAGCAGGTCTACCAGCCGCCCCGTCACTTTTTGTAGCAGGGCTACCATCAAAACCAACAACCATTTCATTGATGTTGTTTGCGATAGTGTCAATGAGTAGTCTTCTTACATGATTTGATATTGGCATTCAATCACCCCTCTCTGTTATTTTCAATGTTTTACTGCCACCAACTCTTTCACCAGTTGCAGCACCGACCACACCACGACCCATGCCTCTCCCTATGATGAAACCATCGCCGGGTAAACCGTGTCCTGTAACATGTGTTATGACGACTGAAACTATTTCTACATCACCAAACAAAGCCATATTCTTCTCTACTATTTGTTGTATAGTGTCTTCCTGTTCTCCTGTATTCTTAGTGCCTTCAAGAATACCTTGTAGAACACCCTCTACCCCAGTTTCTACACTGAGGAATACAAGGTCGGCTGTATTTTGTGCAAGGCTATGCTTTACTTCAATGAGAATCTTACGCTCGCCGTTGTATTCAATAATCATACCCGGCCTCAAATCCCAACTGTTAGGGTGACCCGCACTTGTAAGATTACCAAGCATGACCGAATTGGCTTTGAGTATGTTACGCCCTACCTCTCTTGCTTGTTCGTTGCTACGAACAGTGAAATCTCCTACAATCTGTGGCTCTTCTAACACATCTCCAGTAGATTGCTTCTCCGAATTGTTTACTTCGGCAAAGGCTGTGTCGTTTACCGCTGTAGGTAATCCTTCTACAATCACTCTGTTAGAAATATTCTCAATCGGGTTTGAGACAGTTGGCCCAGTCCGGGCGTTATGGTCTATGAAACGACTACCTTCTTCAAACTGGAAAGGAACATACAGAAGATTACCGAACCTATCAAAGTGAACTACTCTACCATCGTGTCTACTGATAAATCGTAAAGCGTCTATCAAAGTGATACCGTGGAAATCAGAAGCGAGGAAAGAATGACTATGCCTCCTCCTATCTACTTCTGAGTTACTCGCACTCATTGGTAGTGCTATGTTTACTGATGTCAAGGAGTCAGCAATATCTCTACTCAAACGGATAGCCAAATCCGTGGTTCTTAAACCAGCATCAACTGGATGTCCTATGTGTGCTTGAGTTGAGGTAAAACCGAGTTGCTCAAGCGATTTTGATTTTGTATTCTTTACAGCAAAAGTAGTTCCAACACCGCTACTTATCACAGATGAAGGGCGTAGCCTTTCGTATGTAGCATCTTTACCATAGAGTAAGACTGGTTTATTCTTATTAGCATCGTTTGTAATTGACGACCCCATATAAACAATAGAGCCTTGATAATTACTCCCATGAGTTTGAGGTTGTTTTAGTATCATAGAATCTTGTAACTCTGTAATATCGTAAGCACGACCAGTAGCAACACCATAAGTTGCAGTCTTGCGTTGCCTGATAGTAACTTTGTTTTGTGTATCGCTTTGAGGTGTATACTCACCAAGATAGAGTGCGTTATCCACAAACTTTGGTTTGCGAATAGATGTCATAACCGTTGGGTTGCTAACGGTCAATCTCCTGTCCTTTAGAAGCGGCATCATGCATCACCTGTGTGGTCTGATGTATTGAACGATACATCTTCTTTGTGTCCTTTACCGTGTAATAATTGACTGAATCTTGGTTTGACTGTGTAATCTTTACCCTGACCAGTTCTTCTTGGAGCATCACTTCTAAAGTGCTGTAGTGTGTTTTCACTGATGACTAATCTTGTTACGCTTGACTTTAGTGTAGTTTTATCAAATCCAGTAACTTCAGTTCCGTGTAGTCTTGGGCCTTTAGAAACAACATCGTTACTTCTTACTAAGTAAACTGGTTGATATGGTGCTGAAGTATTTGGGTCTGTTGCTCGCATGTAAAGACCGCTACTCGCTCTACCCGATGTTGTTTCATAACTAAACATACCATACTTACCACCAGCAGTAGCGCTGTGGGAATGATTGACTGATTGCTTACTATTACTATGCAAGGCAAGTTGTGGTCTAAATACCGCAATATGTTGATTGTCAAGTAGTTTTATTGGTCGCACTAAGAACTTAACAGAATCATCAGTCTTGTTTGATTGTGTTGAGACTGAGTTAGTTATCTGATACGGATTGCTTGTTTTCTCGCTACCATCTAAAGCCATACCAGCCCTACCCCAACCAGTATCGTCAAATGGATTTGCGAAACTACGAGACTCTAAGATGTAACTACCACCCATCGGCTTGAAATTAGAAGTATGACTAAATCTCATCACTCCACCTTGAGGTTGAGTGTTGAAATCTAACGCAGTCAAATCATAATGACCCAGCGTTTGAGAGCCTGACTGCATACCACCGTGTAACACAACTCTTTGTCCTACACCTCTGTTAGTGTGTAGGCTGTGTGCTTCTGAGTTGATAGCAACCATGTTAGCATCACTACCAGTCAGCGACTCTAATGTTTCACCGTCAATACCTATTCTTGGTGAAGAGCGAGAGATTGCATCTTTATGCACCGATGTTCCGCTAATTGTCTCTACTTTATCACTTACAGTGGCTTCGGGCATCAACAAACCGTCTTCATCAATTTCTAACCTTCTACTAATTCCTCTTACAACTTCAGCAGGTTGCAGCGTATCGTTTCGTGGGCGTATCAATCCTTCACCAAAGGTAGGCTCAGCAGTGTTACCTGACAGCACTATACCTGCATTTTCGTATACATCGCTTATTTCAACAAGTATATCTTCGTTAAACTGGGTTGGGAATCTAACACCACGACCATTACCCATGTCACCTACACGCATAGCATTAGTCGGTGCAAATACATCTACGAGGATAGTATCTGTGTTATTGTTACCAGTATTCTTACGACCACCGAAGCGGGGTATAGTTGATGTAGGGTTGGATAAAACATTACCCGATGCGTCTACTACACCCTTGAGATTGAAAATAGGTTTGTCGTTATTCCATATACGGGCGTAAGGAGTTCTATGATGTGTTCTATCATATTCGTATGAATCTCCAGCATCCCATGAAGGGTTGATACCAAAACTGCGAACAGGGAATCTACGGACATCTTCACCACGAGTATTACCCCACCAGTCTATGATGTAATACGGTATTGCTTCGTGATAGTTAGTAAAACCTTTACCAGCGGAGTCTCCCCACCAATCTCTAATTACAGTATTTGGGTTACGGAGAGTCCGAACAGCACAACCAAATCCTCTTGTCATTCTTCGCCCATCACTGTAACGAACTTGATATTCATATTTGTCAGCGTTCAGCATACCAGCAGCAGTGGTATGTCTTTCAATGATGCCAACATAAGTTGTTGCTGGCATAGCAGCGGTTGATTGTGAAGCATCATTACCTGCGTAATTCCATTCTGACTCTTCATATTGAATAAGTGGCCCAGCCCTATAACCCAGTGTTAAGTTACTTGCTCCACCAAAGGCTGCATTTTCTTGATACGCTCGCATACCATAGTGACCCCATTGAGGTCTGTTCCACGGTTGCCTTAAACCGAATCGGTAACCAAACGGTCTTGTTCTTGTCGCAATTGGGTCATTGGCTACTATACCGTATTCTACATTATAAGAGCCGTCATCATCTTGGTCAGTCCAGTGTTTACCCCCATCATGTGCATAACTACTGGGTAAGTGCCACGCTGCTGATGTCATAGCATATCCGTCTAAGCGACTTACTAATGGCCCACCACGACTACCGCAAGGCCAAAAGTTGGTTAGCATAGCACTCGGCCCTCCCTGCGCTGAGAAACCACTCAAGGATTCAATATTAGCAGCAGTATCAATTCTACCGTCTCCACCCTGCACATACACTTTGTTTAATGGTGAACCAGTAGCAACTGTATCGTCAAATATTTTTGTAGATAATGTTACTTGATTTACCGATGGACTACTTAGGAGGTTTATTTTACCAAGCACTTTACCATCTTGTATCAGAATATCGTTTTGATTCAAAGTAGGGGTGATAAGACTTAAACCTAAATTAAATGTAATTACAGTGGGTGTAGCGCCATCTTGAGCATTGATATAAGCATTCAATGGTATCGGAGGCACAGGTGTTTTCATCTTCAAAGCAAACGGCCCATGACTTGCTGCATAGTTTACTTCGTGGTAGTGTATCGTTTCATAGTGTTGAGGCATACTGTTGTATGCAGCCTTGTTTACTGCTCTGTCAGCAGTATGATTGACACCATCAGTAATCCATGTTCTACTTGCATCAGAGTAGAAAGTATGAGGTCTACCCAAATTAGGACTCCAAGCACACAAATAAGCGTCTCCCAAGAATAAACTGTTAGTGTCTCTTGTTCCTGATAGAGTCTGTCCAAGATTCTTTGTCAATACACTTTCGCTATCTTTAGTAAACAAATCACTCATTGGTTTAGTTGAATATGGTTTAGTCAATGTGAGTTTGACTCCGGTAGGAATAGTGACATTTGTATTGAAATGGAAAGAGTTAGGTTGATTCATAGTCCCTGAACTAAGGGTTAAACCTTTCCGAAGAACATAATCATAAGATACACTTTGCCCCGTATTCGGGTCAATGTATTGCAGTTTTTGTCCGTAATACGGTATTGCAGGGAATAAAGAAGCATCATCAACTTGTATTGATGTTCCATTGGTTACACCAGTTGTGACAATACAAGTTGGATTTAGGCTAACATTTTCCATGATAGTGGAGTAAATGTCAGGATATACGCTTGGATAACCAGCAAGTGTAAGTTGTGCTGCAACTGCTCCATAACTTGCCCGACAAAACTCATAGTAATTATCAATACGATATATCGCAAGATGTCTAAACCCTAAAGCAGTTGATACTTCAGTTGGCATTTCTTGATGCATAATACTCCACCACGGTATGTTTGTAGTGAAGCCCGGTGTAGCATCTTTGAATGTAATTTCAGAACTTGTTGGGTGGTATGGGTGACCTCTACGAGTAAAGTGAGGGCTTTCACTACCCTGAACTCCAAGTGGATTATAAAGCAGCATCGGAGGGATGTTGGTAAACTGGCTACCGTGGTCAGGGTCATGGTCAAGAATTACCTCGTTGATGAAAACTTCACAACCTCTTACATCAGCCAATGTAGCCTCTGATAAAATAAGAGTTACTCCACCTATATTTGCTGCATCTGTTAATGAAGCGTGTCTCTCTTCATCATACTTGATACCCACTACAAGAGCGATTTGCTGGCTTGTTAGGTCGTTTAGAGCAGCATCCTCGTCAGGTAAACCTGTAGCGTCAGTATTGTTGCGATGGAATCCAGTAATTTGTTCGGGTCTTAGATTTGGTTGTATGACAATTTGGTATGCTCCTACTTCAGCAGGGTCAGGGAAATGATTGGATTGAGTGTAATTACCACCAGCCTCAAGCACAATAGAATGACCACCCATACTATTTATAGTTCCAGCAGCCCCACTTGAAGCCAATATACCATAACCGTCATACTTGATTTTAGTTTCAAACATCAGCGTAAATGCTCCGCCGTGTATATCACTTGGGCCTGATGGATTGGCTGTCATAGTTCCAACTCTTAATGCTGGGTTAAGAGGGAATAATCGGCTCATAATTTCGTCATTACCATGAACAGCGGTATCGTTGTTTGTAGTGCCGTCTATTTCATTAAGATTATCAGCGAGTGTCTTGTAGTCTTCGTCAGCAAGTTTAGCCAATTTGTCTGAGTTTGCTCTTTCGTATAGTCCTTGATATGAAGGGTGCGCCCAATGTCCGGGCATCATAGGCATGGTAGCATTAACGAAGTGATGACCCATACGAGGTATAGGCATTGGAGTGAGTTGTGGTCTACTATATCGTGAATGAATTGTAGTTTGAGAGTCACCACCAGTATACATTGTATGAGCCATATCAGGGCTGTTACCGCTTACTTCGGCGTGGTCACGAAGTCGCCGTGATGCAAATATTCGGGTGCTACCAGCAGGGACATAATACGATGGTGTGATTGTTAATGTGGTAGTAGCGGGTGGATTGTCTACAAGGAACTGAGCAAAGTCAATATCTCCTACCACACCAGTAAATGTAGCACCGCTGATACCAGTATATGAAGCAACAACGCTTTCACCTGCTGGATTTGCGATACGAAGGAATCTACGATTATCAGAGACTTCTTTTGTTCCAAAGTCAGCATCAAATATACAAGCGGTAGGTGTAGGTGTTGCATTATCATCTCTAAGAATAATGTCCGTATTAGCGGTTAAGACATCACCAGCGAACTGATTAACAGTGTAAGGTTGATTGACTACTCCGGCAGCGTGAGTATAGGTTGTTGGGAATTGTTCAGTATGGCTGTGACCCATCTTGGTGATGTGGAAATACAATGCCCTATCTTGTTGCTCGTATGAACTGCGTAGTGTGTTGTTACCTGTAGCCTCTACCCAACCGTCACGAGTAGACTCAGGGAATGACTCTCCTTGCGATATATGCTCCCACCCTACTTCATTCATTGTAGGTGCAAGTCTTGGTGATTTTACCACATTGTCAAATAGATGACCAAGATGTGTTGCTCCCAAGTCGGGATGAATCATACCACCGTCTCCAATAGTCTCATTTTGGTAGGCTTGAATAGAATCAAATCCACTACGAACCAATATGTTACCGGGTATACTATCAGGGTCAGGTAGTTGAATCTCAAGATTAGGAGCGAAACCACTGTTTGCTGGTGTAGGTTGTAGACCACTTGCTAAACGATTTGATGCTGGTCTATATGCTCTTATGACTACTCCCAAAGGAGAGCCACCTTCTAAAGTATGAACTTGCCCTGTATCATCTACTACTGTAATGTCCTCAAACTGAATGTCCTCATTAGGTATCTCTAAAGCGCCAGCCACTGCAATAGGATTTCCTTGAGCCAACTGAGGGTGTGCTATTTCTTGAGCCTGTAAAACTGGCATCATAGCCGAGTTTGTTGTCTCAAAAGAAAATCTTACATTACCATAGAGTTTTTCTCCCATTCTGTGTGGAATGCCACCCGCTACACGAGTAATCCACGGCACTGCTCCTAAACCACGAGCATTTGAGGCTGGTAAAGTAAGATTACCACCATCCATTCTTTTCCATACTACATGTTCTACACTGAAGTTTTGGTGAGGGCTACGCTTTAACACATCGTAGGCATTAACATCACCAGCCCAAAATATATTTGATTGAGGTTCTGTAGTAGAGAAAAGAGTGCTTGGTTGTGGGTTAGTAGTAATAAAATCAGTAGCAACATTACGCTGACCTAAATCACCTTCGTGATTCAAAATACCTACATTTTTATCAATGTCAAAGAACAAATCTCCTGTTGGAGCAAGACACGGCTCGGCGTTTGATAGTTGGTTATCATTACTCAGCGGAAAGTGTAAAGTAAAATCGGAAGGGAATTGCAGGTCTATCGCATTGTTTGCAGTATAATCACCAACACTGGGTAGTGTTGTTCCTTCACGAATTAAAGCCTCAATATTCGGCCCTGCATTTGCTGGTGCAATAAAACGGTCTTGATTGTGAAATCTCTCATCCCATTGAGTAGTCCCACCAGCAAGAAGATAGTCACCAGTAGTTGTAAACGAGTTTCTATCTTTTCTTGCTATAAGACTGAGTTCTCCTTCATGAGCCACTACCAATAATGAACGAGCGTATGTTCCTTGAGGATTAACAAGTTCTTTTTGTATTTCAGGTATTTTTCTTATTGTTGGCGGATTATTGAACTGAGCACCATCAGCCCAACCAACTACATACTCCCCGTATGTTATACTCTCATCTTCACCCCAAGAAGGAGTATCGGACTCAGAATTAGCATCACTTGGGAAAGTGGATAGACTACGACCCGGAGCATCATTAGGAGGCATACTCTCAGGAGAGTTAGGTAAAGGTGTGATGTGAGGTATATGTCCTAAGACTGTAGCGCAAGATGAAGAGCCACCATAAGGAGAGAAACCTAACATTGAGTGCCATGCGCCTAAACCAGCACTAAATCTTGTTTGACCGAACTCATCAGTGATTGGTAAACTATTCAGATAAGAATATCTTTCACCATGCCATCCAACAGCGCCCACTGGTTTAGTTCGGTCAATGGCATCTACTAAACCACTGAAGTGGACACTACCAATACCCTTACTTGTGTATCTATCACCACCTGAGTTATCTACATAGAGCGTAGACGCTTTACTCCAAATCCATACATTAGTGCCGGGAGAAGGGGCTGGGTGAGGTAGCGTTACACCTGCGCTGGCTGAGCCACCGTTTGAATTATATTGAGTTGTATTTAGAGCAAATATACGCCATACTTCTGAGTCTTCAAATGCTTTTAATCCAGTAAGTTTGTTCTGAGAAAGATAAAACCTGACATACAATAAATTGGTAGTCCCATCTTCATAAAATACACGACTATTGTAAGGACACCACGCTGAGGATTTAACAGAGGTGTCTACTACACCACCATAGTCATGAGTCGCTTCTGTTCTTAACCAACCTGATGCGGGAATATTTCTTGCTATTTGTTGAGCGCCAATATCAAAGGCTGCGGGTATTTGAAGGTCAATAAAACAATCTCCCTGTTGTAGATTTGAAGACCCCGCTGTATTACCAATTGTGTTAGTTGTTACATCCATTGATTGTCCCGCTAAAATAACACCCGTAATTGGAGGTGGATTAACTGTAATTTCATTTGTGATTGTGTCAATATTTACTATTGCACAAGGATTGGGTAAGCCTATACCACCGTCTGTTATTTGCTGACCAAGTAGTATATTGGCTGGTATAGGGCCACTTGTTATCGGTATAACCGGATTACCCGGAATAATATCACCAGCAATCGTAGTCGTTACAGCAATTTGCCTCGTCATCGGGCCGTTAGTTGATAGAGTGGACACACTTTGATTTGAATAACCCGCTGTGCCAACTAATGGGTCACCTAATACTACTCCGGGGGATGTTGGATTAGTGTTGTTACCGTAGATTAAACCACTCTGAGAATTAAAAGCATGAGGAGGTATTTCAGTAGATAATCCTTGAATCCAACCGTAACGGTCTTGCCGAGAAGAGTTACCCATAGATGGCATAAATGTGCCACCTATTGCTTTCAAAGCACCTTTACCGGGGAATGTATTGATAGCAGCACCTAAGAGACATGCCAACTCTTCGCCATTTTGACAACGAGTAGCATCTACTACAATGTATTCGTGGTCTACATCATCAGCAACTAATGTTTCAGCCTGAAAGTCGGGTGAGGCTGAGTTACCATTTGAGTAAAGCATTTTTGTAGCCAAAGTTCCAGCCACTCTAAATGCAGTCTTGTTAATTGGAGTAATCGCTGCATTCAATGCAACTCGTAAGTTATCACTTTCTCTTGGTGGGTTCATGGTGATTTGATTATCCATCCATGAACCACCGGGGTGATTACCATTATCCATGTGCCAACACAAGTCAGCGTTTTTCACCATACCACTACCTCTAAACATAGCGTGGCGATTAGGTTGAGCAATAGAATAAACGAGAGCCGCTTCATCACCAAATAGAGCGCCGTTAGAATAATGACTCCAAGCGTTATGAGTAAACTGGTTACCATAATTACGCCCATTTTCGGGGCGCTCTCTCATAATACGAGTATCAGGAATACCTGCTGCTAATTCCCAATTGAATACTTGCCTATAGTGAAAAGTTCTTCTTGCTAATTGAGTGGTTGCTCGCTCAGGCATAAAATCGCCTTGTAAATTATGAAGGTGATTAGGTAAGAAAGCACGACCACCAGCCCCTTCACTCATGACAGGAACTCTTGACCAAGTGTTTCCCGCCTGTAGCGCCTTTCCGGGGTGAGGTTCAAATGAATTATCAGGAGTAGCCTTTTCTTGACAAAGAGGAAATGCCTGACCCGGCCCAAAAATAATGTATGTTGTTTTATTTTCTATCCCATCTTTATGGTCTTGATACCTCGCAGTTGGGTGTGCGAATCGCACCACCATTGGTGAAGGAACTTGCATGTGAACACCAGCGTTGTATGGAGTGGGGTTAGGGTGGATATTACTTGGAATGTAACTACCTCCTCTTAGGTCTGAAGACAAAACATTGTTTTTATTGTAAACTGGAGGATTGATACTACCACGATGCTGTTTTAATAATGCAGTAGCAGGGAAAAAGGCCATTATAGCATTACAATCTAAAGTAGAGAATGAAGACAAGAACTCATTGGCATTTTGAATACCCGCTGAACCAGTTGGGCCGTTAGCATAAGGATGAGTATTATGCTCTGAGTAATCATTCTGTGTCCCATCGTTAATGTCTACTACAGCACCGCTAAACCCACCACCAAAATAAAGCGGAACATAATTGTCGGGGCTATCACGAGCGCCCGTAAAATGTATGATTGGTTGAGAATGAACGCTACCCAAAGAGCGCTTACCAGCAAACAAGAAGGCTCTTTTGTCAGGATATTTTTGTATTATAACAGAACCGCTTGGCATTGAAGAAGGCCAATTTTCACTTCTTAAATTATCATCACTAAGTTGCTTCAAAGTATTTACTCCGCTATATCCACCGGAGTTCAAGTTATGGCTTTCACCAATAGCGGTTTCAGTTCCATAGGATATAGGAAATCGGTTACCAAAGGAGTCTATTCTAACAAAATCACCAGCAGCGCCGGATGTTCCGCCTTGTTCTATATGATTAACAAATTGCTCTGCTCCAGCAGGTTTAGCAAAATACCATAATTCATTCTCACTATGTAAAATCATCATAGATGATGAATGAATAGAAGACATTTTTAGACTCGGATTATCAAGATTAGGTAAAATCAAATCTCCGCTAATTTCAGTAAAGTTTTCACCTATGAGGTTCTTATGCCACACATCAGTGTTGATTGGATTATTCTCAGAATCTACAATGTTTGGAGAAGCGCTGTTAGCATTGAACCCTTTTCCTTTAGTGGTTATTTGAATTATTGTAGAAGGTATGTAACCGCAAGCCACGCTTCTACCTTCATCAATAAGCGAATCACCTATTGCTCTATCGCTATTCTCATCGGTAATTGTCACCCCGTTATCATTAACTTGTAAACTGCGAAGTTCACCATACTCAATATGACTCGCTTTTATTCCAACATCTTGCGAAAGAGAGGCTGAAAAGAAATTAGATATTGGGTCAATCTTGTTTTTTGTATTGTATGCTCTTACTTTAATTGACTCTTCAGTAATACCCCACTCAGCAAATGTTCTACCATCAGAAGCATACATTTGTGTGCAGTCAAAAAAGTGTCCCTCCTCTTTGTTAGGGTCATCTAAATTAATAGCAAAAGCAGTTACAGCAGCCATCAACTCGTCTGTTATTAGAGTAGTCCAATTAGCAACGGGGGTAATAAGAGCCGAAACAGAATCAGTAGTTTCTCCTACAACATAATTTCCTAAAGTGATAGTTGGTGATGCACCGTGGGTGTGTATTTTATGGTTAGATACAAATGTATCACCTGTAACTCCGTGAAATACATGTGTCCCTCCCGCTTCATTTCTTGTGCGGTGGGTATAACTAAACATGTTACCCCAGTTACCAGCAATTGCTTTTTCAAAAGTAAATGTAGCGTTATTTGAACCTGCACCAATCACTTGGAGAGTTTCACCATCAATGTAATTCCCATCTCCGAGTGATGTTATTTCAACAGAAGCAACTCCACCAGTCCCATCAGGTGTAATGATAATTGTCATTCCGTTTCCACTACCCGAAGCAACTGTCCCTGCAACTGGGGTAGTGTCTGTAGTATAGGTAGCACCCACGCTGGTTATAGTTGCTCTACCCATGTCGTTGTAAGGGTCAGACACATGTATGACACCATTCTCAGCAGGGAATCCCATGTAACCCAAGACATCGTGATGAGGACAATCAGTATATGGGGCATACAAAGTAAGTGTTAGAGTCTTGGCACTCGTGTCGTAAACAATACCTGTATTGTAAGAAGCGTTGGGCGCTGGTGCTCCTCTCCACAAATTACCTTGCCAATTAGCCAATGCTGCATTATTAGGTAGAGCAGGGAATCTACCTGTAGGGTCACTAATACCATGCATGTGTTTTCCTATGGTGAATCCTCCTTGTGAGCAATCTCTGTGATTAAAGAAGATGGCTATTTCGTTGTCAAGAGATTTAGGTAGATTTGTATTGTCTAAAGTAAAATCATCTCCCATATTTTTGTAAATATAGCGAATACCATGAGAGTCTCCTCTGTGGTCTACCAGTTGCATTCCGTAAAGTGTAGAGTCACCTATGTTGTCAGGGAATACATCATCAGCCGGAACATGACCTGTGTATGTTGATGGTGGCTCTGTTGTAGCAACTTTACTAATTACTCCGTAGTCATTTGTAAAACGAGAATCGCCCTTTCTACCAAAGCCCCATTGACCAGCATCAGGCGCAAAACCGGGTATTCCAGCGGAAACAATACCACCAAAGTTTACTCTTGCTACTGCTGAAGTTCCCGTTCTTAATCCCTGAGTAAATGATGTATTGAAGCCCTGAATCTCTAATGATTCTGTGTTGAGTGTGTTGTGAGATTGACCAGCACCTGACATAGCCGATATTGCTCTTAATTTTGGAGTAATATCATCATCATCATTATTTGAAAACTCAGCCGTAGATACTACCCGTTCAGTAGACTCATCAGGGAATGTGAATTGATTAAGAGTTGTAATAGGGGCAAAAGGTCTACCGTGTTTATTAAGCGGCATTGGTGCTGGGTGCATATTTTCGCCGCTTAATTCATCGGGCATACACCAAAATGTTCTGAACCTACCACCGTGACCTATCATAAACTCAGGTTTGTATGGTGTTTGTCCTTTACTATTGTCTAACCAAACAGCAAAGTTACGACCAGTAGCACCCGGAACTGTGCTGTGTATAATAATTGAAAATCCTTCTTCTTCTCCATCAGCGCTTTGCACTACCCTACCAATGTGAGCACGAAGATAACCCATGTGTGTTCCTTTATCATGAGAAGCGAATGCTTTGTCATCATCCCACCACACAGCAGGGTCGTGTGTAGAACCAGTAGATGCAAAATCAGCCTCTCCTACTACTTTGACCGGGTATTGTTTGTTTGAATTATCAGCGTGGGTGCGCCCTTTCTTAGCACCCGCCTGATTAATCATACGGACTACTTCGTTTGCTGCTGCCTCTACACTGGTAATTCCTGTCTTCGTAGCAACTTCACCGAGGTCAATCGTTAATCTACGAGTAAAGTCCATATCAGACCAATGCTTTAGATGTTGTAATCTTGTTTCATCATGATTACTCAAGTCAAGAGTCTCTGAGCGTATACCTTTCAAAGCAAGGAATGCGGGTATAACACGAGTTCCATCAGGGGTGTCAAATAGAGTAGATATTTCTTGATTCGTCTTGTTCATAGTTAAGGTGAAACTACCTTGACCATCACCTCCTATAGTTGCAGGGGCAGTGGGTAGGGTGAAAATACTTCTATCCCCGATAAAAATTGTATCTCCATCTTTGTATTCACTGTTACCTTGCCTTCTAACGGTGGCATTTAGAACAGAATTACTTGTTACTGTAACATCTACTGTCAATCCCTTACCAGCACCGTCTGTGGTTGTTCTGATATTATTCCAAACTCCGTTAGTGTATGCACTTCCACCCGCTTTTAAGGTCAATATCTTAGGAGTTTTGATACGATATTGCATTAGAGCCTTTACAATTTGATTATTTGAAGAATATAATTTTCTTGTTTGGTTATGTATTTTGTTAGCGTAGTAGATAACCGCTACAGCGTTATTTGTTCTTGATACAATACTATCACCAAGCGTTCTTGTTTTGGCTAACGGGCCACCTGTATGATAACCAGTGTGTATGAAATGACCGTGAGCCTTGCCATAAATCATACTTTGAGACATAGAAGTAAGAGTGTTTATCATGCTTGTATCAGTGGTTGAAATCTGCATTACTGCGTCTTGATTACCACCATCAATACGAACCAAAGAGGGTCGTCTTGATGTAGAGTTTCTATATCCCGACCCCGGAGATACTATTGTCGCTCCTGTAATTTGACCTTGAGTTACTGTTACTTGAACGGTAAGACCAGCAGCACCTGCCTGACCAATTGCTACAGTGCCGTATGTTGTTCCGTTGATATATCCGCTACCTTGTTGTCTATTACGACCAAGTTGAGCCGTTACGGAAGTGACTATTCCTTTTACTGGGTCTAATAACTCGCTTGAGATATTGTTAGCCAAATGGTGAGCGTAGGCACTCTCCATAAAGTTAGATTGTTGATTTGCCCGAATATACTTATTTTGCGAGGGGAAACCGTTTGCCACATCTATTTGAGTGATAAATGGATTTTGAGCAGCGCCGTTGTATTTGATACCATAGTTACCCAAATCAATTTCATCAGTTCCATCGGCCTGATTTTGTGATGTAGATAATCTTTCAAAACCTATTTCAGCGGCTTTCGGAGAAGTCTGAACCTGCATGTGTATATCTTGAAATGCGATAAACTCACGGTCATGTGCGACATCATACAAAAGAACACGAGCGTGTCCTTCTTTAGCGAGCATAGGGTCAAGGAAAGCAACCTTTGGAGGATTAGACAAACCAAGACTTGTGTAATTAAGTTCAATTGTTTTATTGACATGTTGAACAAAATTACGAGCAGTTTCAACACAAGAATTACCAATCAAGAAGTTTTCAAGGGGTATAGATTCACGAGGATTATCACTTAATATTCCTGTTCCACCGTTAAACTCGTGATAGACTAATGCTTCATTCAATACTCCTCTACTCTTAGCGAACATACCTTGAACAGCATGTGGGTTGTTGTATGTCATGTTCATCCATATTGTGTCTCCTCTTCGGAGTCCACCTTGAGCAAAAGGATAGGCCCATGTTCTGTTTAATAACGCATCGTCATCGTTTTTCATAACTTCATTTACACCCACTCTTAGGAACATATATTTACCAGCCGCAAATAGTGCATCTAAAACAGCCTCGTTAGCGACTGGTATTGGCTCTTCAAAGTGAATAAAGGATTCTTGCATGGTTGATTGGCTGGGAGTAAAGTGAACTACAGACTCTTCTATCCTTGCTACTTTTCCTAAGAGAGTAGACCTTCCCGCCTTTCCAGCGCCATCGGGTTGGCCGTTTTGTTCAACATAAATATAATCTCCAACTTTTACATTAAGATTGAAAGTGTTTGATGATAAAGGTTCTATTCTCTTATCATTTGTGCAACCAATAATTGTGTTGGAAACTTTTGATGTTATTATCCACGGCGCTGAATAATGAAGCGGTCTTGCTGAGTTTGACAAGTTTACATTATCATCTAAGTCAGTGTTGTATTTATCAGAACTAAAGTGGGTGTCAAATCCTTTTGAAACTAACAAAGCCTGTTGCCCTTTCAGTGTTTCATTTTTGAGATAAGAAGGAACAGTTGTTTTTTCTTTAGTAAAAACAATAATGCTTGATAAAGAATCATCAATAGTTAAACTTGCTGCGACATATTGCCGATTACCCTCTCCAAAATATACAAAAGTATTACCTGCTACTTCTAAGGTATAATGTGCAAGACCCATCTCCCAGTCGTATGTGGCACTAACTGAGAAATTAGGAGTCTTTTCTACATTTGGAAACTTCTCTATATCCTCTTTACTCATAATTAAATGAGCATAACCTGTATAAACAGAACCGTTCATGATAGGTTCAACACTGAGAACAGTTCCACTTGCTCTACCTGATTCTACTTTAGCGGCATGTGGATTAGAAAGTGGCCCTGCTTTGAACTCTACAGCGCTCACATACTGTCGTAATCCATAGTCAATGTTACCGCCTTGTGTCTTTACACTACCAGCGTCATAGTAGTATTCGCTTCTATCTTCAAAATCAGCAGCAGCGTTGAGAGCGTCACCTTTGAGTGGCACTAATACCTCTGAATCGTATATATTCCCTACGAGTAAAGGCAAACCAATTCCACTGTCTGTTATTTCCTTAACGAAGTTTTCTGAGACATAAGAATCGTTTTCTCTTGGGACATTAATAAAACCATCAAAAGAAGGGTCATTGTCATAAATACACCACTCACCTGAAGGCAAAAATGCTCTTCGGTGTATGGTTACATTATCTACATTGAAGTAATCGCTCGCTGTAGTTACACTTGCTGGGAAAATATTTAGATTACCAACATATATCTTGTATTGAGTAGCCTCTGTTTCAAAGTTAGTTATGTGAGTTTGATTAGTTTTCTCGTCTGTGAGGACACTCTTAGCGTAAGCACCAAATGCTGTTCTATCAGCCGGAGGCATATCTTGGTATCTACGACCAACTGGAGAGGGATTCCATGTATGTGCGGTCATAGTTGGGTCAATATGCAACTTTAGAGAATTATCAGGGCCGGGGTGAGTTTGCTCAAACTTGTTAGCAAAGAATTGACTTCTAAAGAGAGGTATCTCAACTAAAGCACGAGTAGAAGCAAACTGTGTTCCGAGTTGATAATCATGTGAAATATTATCCATTGACTGGAACATTCTATCGTTTACAGTGCTACCGTCAGACTGTAAGTTTTCAACAAAGAAATGACCATCTCCCATAATCACTTCGCCAAGAGGGAAATCTTGTTTTTGTGTTCCAGTAAGAGCGTTTGCGTTTGCAGCCAAACCGCTACCAACAACCCAATCTTGGAATGTAGCGACTGGCGAACCATTAGGTAAAATGAATCTTCTTGAAGACAAGTTAGAATCAGTGAATAAAAAGCAAGCCCCTTTTTTAGATGTATACTCAGCATTTGCTCCATTCTTCAAATATATCCTACCAATTTTAGGAAATGGGTATGTTCCCCAACTTTTCAAGTCAGGTGACTCATTGTTAAGTGGTGAGACTTCAATAAACTGAGTATTTTGTGTAGCGTCTAAATCCACTCTTACCTTTGTGGCAAGGCATGAAAATCCTCTACGACTACTGTATGGTAAATGAGCCAGTGTGCTTCTGTCAAAAGAAGGCTTGGTATCAAACGCTCCTTGACCTACACCACCGAGAGTTACACTAACCACTGGTGCGTTAGGGTCTATCTCCTTCACTACATGTGAGTCAGGGCTACCCGATGCTAATTCATTGATGCTACGAGTCGCCGCTACATCGGAAAGCCCTACACAGTTTACTGCTGTGAAGCGCCCATCATCACCTTCAACCTCTTCTACACCACGCAGTTTTGTGCGCCCCATGAGGAACATAATACAAGCAAGGTTATGGTCATCGGGTCTTTCTTTTTTAGAGTAAACATACTGTAGTTGGTTTGTTCTTTTTCTATCAGAAGGTTGGATGTAAAAACGATGATTTGTTCCTACAATATGAGATATTGCTACATTGTCAATAATGTCAAAAAACTCGTGTATAGAAGAGGCTGAAGAAGTGATACCCTCGTCAAATTGCCCCGCACTTGGACTGCCGTGAACCTTATGCGGAACTCTACGAGCAAACTCTTGCGTTATATCAGCACCTGATTTTACCTGCACTCTTTCTAAAAATAGACGATGGAAAACAGAATCGTGGTCAGCCTTTGATGTATGAGAAGCATTAACATTTTGTGGTGTGTTGTTACCAATAGTAGCAGTGGCTGTGAAGTTTTGAGGAGTAAGCCTCTCATCTAATTCAACATCAGACTCAAAACCTTCGCTGTTATCACCAACAAGAGAATGACTGAAATTAACTGAGCCTAAATTACCTTCTTTTGATTTACCAACATCTATGTAACCACCAGCAGCGTAAAGTGTAGCATTACCAGCAAAAGTATCTATTTCTAAAGCATCATAGAAATGACCACCTACACCATTAGGGGTATTAAGGGCTGGAACAGTTTTTTCCACCATAAGCATAGGTGAAGTTCTATTCATTGAAGCACCTGTAAAATCTATGGCGTTATAGTGAAGTTCAACATAAGGTGCAACACCATAAGTAGCGAGAGTAGGGAGATGTAACAACGCTATCCTACTATTACTTGACGGGTGTAGGTGGAACTTACGAAGGTTAGAATCAATAGCGTCTAAAGTTAAGGGTGCTGGGCCTTTGAGAAGGAATGGGAATGGGTCAAAGTTAGCACCACCAATTGCTATCAAATCTGCATTATCACCAGTAAGTCCATTCGTTACAATATCTTGAACAGCACTTGAGTTTACTACATCAGTGATTTCAAATTGAGCAACATCACGGTAGTAATCTACTCTTGAATTGATTGGGAATAAATCTTTGATTCCTCTTGTTCTCTCATCATACATTAGAGTTAGAATATCGGAATTACCAGCCTGTTGGTCAAGTGATTCATCATTAGCACGAGGCATGTTTCTCAAATAATGATGACCTTCAACATGATTCAGTATGTGACGACCTGAGTGACCTACTTGAAACGACTCATCTAAATCAGTAGGCCATGTTACTGCGAATGGATTGAGAGGGTCAGAAGTTGTTGTAGCCATACGACTTGAATATACCAAAGCGTGTTGCTCATACTTACCCTCGTCAATCAACATTTGACCTGCTCTATCTACGAGTTGAGTAGCAAGATGAGGAGGTTGGTAAGGGCGACCTGTGCCGTTTTCAATCAATGAGTCAGCCGAGATAACAACAAACGAGTTTGCACCGTTTGCTGATGTGTGAGTTGAATGTAAAATAGGTCGCAGTCCGTTTGTATTGGTGCTTGTTTTGAAATCTAAGTGAACACTTGATACCAGTAATTTACCATTAGGAATGTCAATGCTATGAAGTCTCACACGCTCAGGAGGTTTTTGATTAGGCTTCTTAGTAGTTTGATTAATTGAGCCGGGATTGATAAGTAAGTTGTAAGGAACATGCGGCACAAGATGAGTCTGTGTAGTGCCGGGTGTTGTGATTCGGTCAATGACTGAATACACACCAGTAGAATAAGGGGCTACTGTAAAATCAACAGAAGTGTCAGTGATTGTTTTACCAGTCAAAGCGTTAGCCAAAGTCTGTGCGTTAGTAGAACCAATAACAAGTGCAGTGAGATTACTCTCGGCTGCTATGCTATCAATTGTATAGACATCTTTGAATGGGGATATTGGCTCTTCAAACCTAAACATAGAGATTGTGCTATCTCCGACCAGTGCTGGATTACGAGATGTCATCTCCTGATTAAAAGAAGCACTAACATGTATACATTCAATGACACCTTTGAACTCTCCACCTTTACCACCAATGAATACATGTGAATTATTTTTAACCAAAAATGCATCAGAAGGAATACTCTGTTGTGCGACTAAATCTCCGTTTACATAGATTTGTGCAGCGCCGTTTGCTAATGCTGCCACAACATGATATAGCGGTCTTTGATTAAGCGATAACGATGTTGCTTTATCTTTACTACCGTCAAAGCGATTATACGCATCATCTAATCCACCGAATGTATTTACTGGATAAACATGACCATCGTAGTTGTTTGTTTCAGGTAGAGCAGTTCGTATCAATACCTTCATTTTTCCAGTAGAAGGAGAATCAATATTAGCCTCAAACTCAATTGGGCCGGGTGTATCAACTGTTCCCATGCTTAGTCTAAATTGACCCTCTTTCATGAGAATCACACCACCACAGTCAGGCACTACCCACGCTTCTATAGCGATACTATTACTCAAACCATCAGCGATTACTCCTTTACCATGATTTGTAGATAAAATATCAGAAGAACTTTTGTGAGTGTCGTTGTATTCCTGTCCAAGTTTACTAAAATCACCTTGAGGAATAATTACCCCATCGCTTACGCCGTCAAATAGCAAAGCGTGGTTGGATTGTAACATGATAGGCATTCTTCTTTCACCTCAAATAATCATGTCAATTGGTGCGAACACCATTTGGTAAGTATAGTGTTGCTCTCCGGCGTTATATCCCACATCAAACTTCTGAATAGTGCCTTGAATACCAGTCATTTCATCAGAGGTGCTAAACTCTACATTCGCTGATTTATCATTTCCATCAGAGACTTTATCGTTTACACCTCTAAACAAACCTGTAGGGACTAAAAAGTTACGAACATCATATTTTCTACCATCCTCGGCTTGAATCATAGAGTTGTAAGGAATCTGTAGACCAATTGGGTAGTCACCGCTAAACATTCCATCAAGGCTTCCAATCAAAGCACCACCAGCAACAGCCCCAGCCGCTAAAGCAGCGCCCCCAGTAAGTGCAGTTACAGCCGCACCCGCTATTCCCGCCACAATCAAAGCAGCAGTGCCTCTGTCTGTGTTGTGTAGAATACCATACAAGTCTTGCACCTTATCTCCAGCCGATTTAGGTTTACTTGTAGAAGCGCTTGAACCTCCGGTGAATGGTATATGGTAAGGATTGTAAGTTGAAGTATTTGAAAAGAATAGATTATCAGAACCTGTCATTTTACCAGTAGTTGTTTGTGTGAATGTCAGTTTTGAAGAGCCAGCGGCGGGAACAAACTCCGATGTGCTAACAGCAACCGAGATACTTGAGTTGAGATGACTTGGCCCTAACGCTGTAGCAACAGACGCTGCCATATCAGCCGGGGTAAAACTGTCATCACTTTTGATATTCACAACGGTATTTCCCCCACCAGTAACGACATTTGATGTTCCAATACTACTATAATTGGCTGAGTTATTGTAAGAGAAGATAATTTCTTTTGCCGAGCCATCTTTTTCCTGTAGTGTGAGTTTTGCAGCCCCTTTCGCAAGATTAGCGAATATAGAGTTCGGCACTTGAGTAAAGTTACCAACTGAGTTTATGTCAGCGTGATTAACAGCAAAGTCAATTTGTGCAGTCGCACCAGTTGCTGCTGTATTTCTTCGGTTTACATCATCATCAGTAAAGATACCTTCAATAACAATAGTAGAATTAACCATGTTCAAATCAATTCCAAGTCTTTTACCACCCATAAGAGGTAAAGGCATACCACCTACTTTACGCTCTACGCTGAGAGCAATAGAAAGAGCCTGAAGTTCCATTGAAGGAAATGGGTCACCCCCAAAGCCAAAAAGACCGCTATCAAAATGCAACCGAATAGGTGTGCCGTAACCGTCACTCATCTTCCAGCCCTCATTGTTGAACCACCGCTTGCACGAGCAATCTCTTGCTGAATGGCATTACTCATCTTTCTTGCGAACTCACGCTTGTCAGTTCTATCTGTCATACCCGAAGGATTGATTGTAATATTGTAGGTGTTACCACCGCCTCCTGTTCCAGCACCACCATTAATTTCAACTGGGATAGAACGGTTACCCGAAAGTGGGACTACAGCCTCAGTGCCGTGTAGCATTACCGGGTAACCCGACTCAGGCCCAGTCGCTATACCACCTTCAGCAAATCCAAGCATGTCTAATCCAGCGCCGATAAGTTCACCACCAGCGCTTACCAAATCCATGATAGCATCAACTATTGGTTCTAAGATGTCCCATATCAAATCAAGGACATACTCAAAAGCATCAAAGATTGGCTTAAGTATGTTAGTCCAAACCCAATCAAAACTGTCACCGAGCGCATCCCACACGGTTTGAATTGCGCCTATTCCATCTTCTATACCCGGCCCTACGCTATCCCATAGAGCACCAATGGTGTTATCCCAAACCCACGCCATGCCGTCTACAAGAGTGTCCCATGCTGTTTCTATAGCACCGATACCAGTTTCAATTGGTGGCCCAACTAAGTCCCAAAGCGGAACTACAGTGTTGTTCCAAACAAACTCCATTCCCTCCATCAAGCCATCCCATGCAGTTTCTATGAGTCCTATACCAGCCTCTATCGGAGGCCCAACTAAGTCCCAAAGTGGTTTGACAATGTTATTCCACGCTAACTCCATAGCGCCCATTAACAAGTCCCATGCCGTTTGAATAGCGGTTATTCCGAGGTCAATAGGAATACCAACTAAGTCCCATAAAGGAACTATGATATTGTTCCATGCTAATTCCATTCCATCCATTAGTAAGTCCCAAGCAGCCCCAATAGCGTCTATACCTAACTCAATGGCTGGCCCTACCAAGTTCCATAAGGGAACTATAATTTCATCCCACGCTAATTCCATCGCTGCTAAGAACACATCCCACGCCACGCCTAACGCATCAAACGCTAAACCAAATGCACTCTCAAAAAAGTCAGCAATTTCTTGTATGACTGGCTCAGCAACCTCCCATAGTTTGTCAAAAATAGGCATGATATTTTCATCAAACCAATCTTTTATTCCTTGAAACTTCTCTTTGATGAATGATATGGCTGAACTGAAAGCACCTGTGACTGCTGATATTGCGCTACCAAAGATACCACCAAGAGCGCCAAAAATACCTGAGACTGCACCTGCTCCACTTGATAACCCACTAAGGGCTACGGTCAGGCCAGCCAGTGCTACCATCAGAAGTCCTCCGTCTCAAGGAAACTATAGTCAAGAGAAACAGTTTCTCGGCTACCACTCTTTGATGACTGATTTTTTCTCTTATACGCTTTTTCTTCTTCGTTACGACCCACAATCGCCCATGTATAAGATTGGTAAAATTGCTGTGGGGTCATCTCTTGCACCTCTTTTATTGATATTCCATAGTGTTTTGCTACAATGTATGCTTTCATTTCAAGAGATAGTTCCAAATCGGCGGGGGATTGGATTACTTTGCGACTGAGAAAACTCTCAATCACTTTTTCCCGCCTTTGGTAAACCCCCCTGACATCATTTCCCCAAGTTCATTTGGACTCGGCAATAATGCAGAGATTTGTTCACCCACATATCCTTTGAGTTTCATTAACTCATCAGTAGAAAGATTAGGGTTAGTTCGCACTACCCAGTTTGTAAATGCATATTTGTAATAACCTTCAAGGTTCAAAGACATTTGACCATCTTTAGTAATATCAAACATTTCTTGAGCCGCTTTTTGAATATCAAAGAATGAAACATCACGAACCCATACCTCCATTACGAGGTTAGGGTCATCGGGGTCTATACCAATCTCGTGCTTCTGTTCATCATTCCGTCTCATCAATAAGTTCTTGTTCGCTACTACTGTTTTCGTCATTTGTCTCACCTGTGGTCACAGCCGCTTCTTCAGCGGGGGTGTCCGACTCTACTTCAGCAGCCGATTCTTCGGGGGCTTCAGTCTCAGTCGTGGACTCGGATATACCTTCATCGTCACGCTTCAAGCGTAGAGCGATTTCAGCCTTAGTGCCGTAAACTGGTAGCCCACGGTCTTTGCATAATGCTTGTAACTCTTTGACAGTCATAGCATCATAGGTAAGTTCTGTAGGGAAATCTTCGCTATCACCAATGTCTTCAGGTGTAGCCAATTCCGATGTTGCTTCAAATACCTCTTCAGGTAGAGGCTCAACTACTTCTTCTTCTATCACTGGCTCTAAAAGTGCTTTGACTGCCTCTTCAATGAGATGTAGTGAGCGCTTTTCACCAGCAGCAACAAGGTCACCGGAGGTTACTCCTATTTGCTGACCATACCAACTGGCATATTCAGCGTGAGATAATTTTGAATAATGTTTTGCTCGGATAGATGGTGTAAGCATGATAGTCCCTCAAGAGTGTAGTAGCGTGTCTGTTGCGACCACACGCATAGCCTTTGGTAGAATCTTCAATGGCGCTTTGATAACACCCTTGTCTTCAGGAACTGGTAATGGTGCTTCTGTAATATAGAAGTCATCTAACAAGATGTCAATGCTTTCACGACCAGCCGCTGTTCCCGGCTTGGTAAAAGACAAACGAATCTGATTTGCAGTAGAAGCCTCGTGGTCTACAGCCCTACGAACCTTATGATAGAACACTGGGTCATCAACAATGATTTCACAGTCCATTGAATACTCTGTTTTACCCTCAATAGCAAGAGAAGCATTACGAGCACCACCGAATGGGATTTGGTCTGTTTCGCTGTCTGTGATAGAAGCACCGTTGATAGTGTAGAACTGCTGAACACCAGTGTTACCTGTGATAGTGAATGAAACAACTTGTCCCACCCTAACACCTGCGATAGTTATAGTTCCATTGTAGAACATGTATGGCTTTTGTGTGCCTTTTTCAATACCAGTTGCTTTTCTCTCAGCGTCTGTATTGTTTTCTTCAAACATACGGTGAGCCATATATCGGTCACCTTTTGTTCCCGCTGAGTAACCTACCACGGCGCTGGTTTCAAGACGGCCAGTATCTGTGTAACATAATGCTGAATCAAAGTTTACGCTCAAACGAAGAGCAGCATCTGTATCGGCTGTCAAAGAGAAGTCCTTAACTTTGCATCCTTTGTAGACACGAGTTAATTGCTTAGGGTCTGTAGCCCCACCATCAGTGACATCAGCAACAGAACCTTCAACATCTCGGCGGCGAATGCTCACCTCCATAGCGAAAGAAGGAACACTACTACGAGAATATAACAATCGTGTAACACCACGAGTAAGTGCTCCTGTTGCAGCACGATGAGGGCTACCAGTGTTACCAGTTCCATCACCGTCAAAACGAATAAATCTCAGGTTAATACCTGCTTCATGAGGAAAACAAAGACCATCATCAAGCCAAACATTTGTCCCATTGATAGCAGCGATACGGCGTATCTCTTGTCCTTGAGTTTGGTCAAAGTATTCTTCAGCACCAATTCCAGCATATCCGAACTCTTTGTTATTGCCTAAATTACCTGCACCTTTGTAAGTGATAATATCGTGCTTGGCTGAGTCTTTGAATAAAACATAGTCACCAGCGACTACCGCTGAACTGTCTTGTGTAAAGACTGGAGAGCCGTTTAGAGTGATAAAGGATTCACCAATCTCAGTAGCAGCGGCAAGAGTTCTATCAACAGACATAAGACCATCAAATTGATTTCCAACTGAAACCGACTCCATACCTAAACAGTAATACAACCAACGAGGATTGTGCATGTTTATCTCAAATGTTCCTCCTTCGTTTAGGAAACGACCCGGCACTTGAATTGCCGTATCACGGCCAAGTCCTACGATATGGTATCGCTTGAGGTCTACCTTTGTTTCAGGTAGAGTAAGAGTAGCAGCAAGACCGAGGAATTGGTCAGTAAGCACACGCTCACTGCTGGATGATGCTGTAATATCCCACCCCGACATATTTGCGTCAAAGGTAGGAGTTCCAAAAGAATGAATTAAAATTGAGCCACCGTTTGAAGTTGTAGAAGTAGCGGTTTTCAAAGCAGGTGTAACAGTCAGTTGAGTTTCAGTTAGAACCGAGGCAACCGTGAATGTAGCGTCACCACCACCGCCTGAGATAGTGATAACATCACCAACGATATAACCACTACCAGCGTCATTAACAGCGACTGCCGAAACAGCACCTCCGCCGTCATCAGTGGTATCTACTGTAAGACCAGTTCCAGTGCCACCAGTGGTAGCAACCCCAGTAGCCCCAGTATAACCAGTTCCTCCAACTAATGTTGAAGTAGTCGCTACACCTATGTTTGCATTTTTATGCTCCATGATTGTAAAGGTGCGACCAGTATTGTGAGAATCATCATCGCTATGGTTAGTGCCAGCCGATAGATAAGAGAGCCTACTACCTACCAACATACCGACTGGGTAGAGTAAAAGACCAGCATCACAAGGAGTAGAGGCAGCGCCTCCTGAGAAAGAAACTACACTCGTATTTGCTGAATCATCCCTGCTTTTGTGAATGAATCTAAATGTCCCTGCGTAGTTGTGTGTTAATTTCAATCCTGTCTCGTGACCGAATGCAACTTCGGTTAAATCTCCTTTGTATACTGTAGATGGCATGTCGGCTCAACTCAAGGCACTAACTCCGCAAAGATAACTACTTCTATCTGAAAGGTCATACGAAATAAAACCTTTGACCTATCAGAAAGGTCAGTGCGAGTCTTGTATACCATGCGGTCAAAGTTCACACCGTCTCCTTTTCTTACAGTGTGAATGAGGCGGCGTATCTCGTTTTCCATAGCCTGAAGATGCTTTCTCCCTTTGGATGTGCGAGCGTCTACCGTGATGTTGAGACGGGTTGTAACGAAGTCGTAAAACAACTCAGGTGCTTCTTCGTTATGTGCAGTCTCGTAACATAAAACATAGTCGTGGCGAGAGAGGTCAATCCTCTTTCCTCGCTCACCTACAGTAGTAGCGATGTCGTCAATAATTGGTTTGATATTACCAGTGTTACCACGATTCCAGTCATTGAGGGTGTTGATAACCATGTCAAGAGACTCAGTAAATGTCGCTACCATAGTATCATTCCGCCTTCATTTTCTTGTATTTTGCTTCGTCAGGAACTAAAAGGCCACCTTGAAACTTCAATTTTTTCTCTTGTAGTAGAGGAGATTCACGCAACATACGCTCATCAGCCCTTTTTAATGCAGCATTAACTGCACCTTGAGGAGCAGGTTTGTTGTTTTGTCGGTAACCTTCTTCAGTTTTCATGATGTTTTCCATACCTAATTCCTGTGCTTCTACCTTTTTACGGTAATTCTCAGGTCTTTGAGTGATAACCATTCGTAGTTCCTCTTGGTATTTTGGGTCTGAAAGTTCAGCCTTTAGCATTTCTAAAAACTCATCTTGAGGCCCACTAACCATAACACATCACTCAAATACAATAATCTCAATATATCGGGCTAAGATAGAATCAACTTCAGCCCTTAGTAACTGAATCTTAGAAGTCAAATCCACATTCTGTGTCCCTTCGGGAATTAATACGCTACGGTCATCGGACATCAAGACATCAATTGCTACCATCTTTGTAGCGGCTTCTTCTATAGCCTTCTCAAGATAACGCTCACCGTAGATGTAAGAACACTTAATCGCATTCCATTCAAAGAAAGGATAGGAGTTGTTGAAGTAGATAATTCCCATTTCGTGGTCAAGCCACCAGTCACGCAGCCTTGCGTTATCTCCCTTGCTGCTACCACCTTGAAGGTCAATCCTCATGGTGTTTTGAGTAATTGTTCCTGTAAGGTCACCCAAAGGAGAACCTATGACAATGACACACCCTGTAAAAGAAGTAGCAGTTTTACCTGTATAACTGAACACTGTATCTCCTTTTACACATACTCCAGCACTAACAAACGCATCAGTGCTGTTTACATTAACTGTATCTCCAACAACGCTTGTTATAGTTGCTTCGTGAGTTCCTACTTGAGCAAACTCAATAGTGCTATCTGTCGCCACAATAGAACAAGATTCACCACCTTTACCACCACGCATAGATGTAACTTTTACTTGACCAGTTCCATAATCGGAGTTAGCAGTAGCAAGGAACTCATTATTCAACGCTACATTTGCAGTAGAACCTTC